GATAGGAAATGGCAGTTTAAGATATTAACAGAAAAAGATCTAGGATTGGATAAGAGATAATGCCTATTTTTACAAAGATTTTAGAACAGGGTAAATCCAGCTTAGGAACCGGTTCTGCACTCAAACCAGGAGCTCCTAACGTCAGAGATTGGTTCAGGGACAAAGCAAGAGAAGTCAGATCTGTAAGAGTAGAGACGTTGGTCAGCAGGAACCCGCAATATAGCAAGAACTTCGTCCGTCCGGGATTCATGTACCTGTTCCAATACGATCCAAAATACAAAGAAGAGCTCCCTTACTATGATCGATTCCCTCTGATATTTCCTTTCGAAGATCAGGGTGACAGCTTTCTTGCGATGAACCTGCATTACTTGCCGCATGTATACAGGGCAAGATTGTTAGATTATCTCTATGACCTGTTAAACAATGAAAAATACAACGAGACATCAAAGATAAGAGCTTCCTATAAGCTATTAAATGCTGCTTCTCGTTATAAATATTTCAAACCCTGTGTCAAGAGATATTTGCACAGTCATGTCCGGAGCAGATTTTTGCAGATACCCGCTAATGAATGGGACATTGCTATGTTCTTGCCGTTAGAGAGATTTGCGAAGAAATCCAAGAACTATGTTTACAAAGAATCGAAAGACATCATAAATGGCGTTTAGTATCAATGAAATGCTTTCTGCAGTCAATTCAGTAGGCGGATTGTCCAAGGCATCCAAGTTCATGGTGACTATCACCAGATCAACAAATGCCAATATCGGACGGGCTGACAGAGGTCCTGCTATAGTAGGAGGCGCACAAAATCTAACATTCCTCTGTGACAGTGCTTATCTTCCGGGATTGGGATATCAGACAGATGAGATCAGGATGTCTGGCTACGGCAACGTCGAGAAACGTCCGTATGCCACGATATTCCAGGATGTCCCATTGACATTTTATAGCGATGCAGACGGATCAGTATTTAAATATTTTCATGCATGGATGCAATCGGTTTTCGCCTTCAATGATGCAGCAAATCCCAACGGGACAGTCAAAGGGTTGCCTTTGAATTCTTTTCAGTATCCTAGCGAATACTACGGTGTTGTTGAGATCATCCATATGAATGAGATAAAAACCACAAAAGAATCAGATAACACGATTGTGAAGTATCAATTGCTCGAAGCATATCCTATATCAATCGGAGACATACAGGTCGATTGGAACATGCAAGATCAGATCTTAAAGATACCAGTGACGTTTGCATACACCAACTGGACATCAACAACATTAGATCAGGGTGTTGCCGATAGAAATTCACTGACTAGGACAACTGCTTTGACAGGAAGAAGCAATTTTATCGATGAACAATTAAATAAAATAACAGAAAAATTGATCTATAAAGGCAGCCGTATCCGTGACGGCATTAATTTTTAACATAAGGATACCTATATTATGGCATTACCCAAACTCAAACATCCTACATACTCTGTGACTATACCTTCTACTCAGCAAAGTATCAACATCAAACCATTCACAGTACAAGAAGAGAAGATCCTTCTGATGGCAAAATCTTCTGAAAAGACTGAAGATGTGATTGCCGCAGTCAAGCAGATCATCCGAAATTGTATCATCGAATCGGTAGATGTAGACAAGTTAGCAACATTTGATGTTGAATATCTATTCGTCAAGCTTCGTTCTAAATCGATAGGTGAAGTCGTGGATCTCGAATACAAAGATCCTGATAGTGAAGAAGTCATCAAGTTCAAAGTTAATCTAGACAACATCGAGATCAAAAAGAATCCCGAGCACAAGAGCAAATTCATCATACATGATGATGTAGGATTGGCGATGAGATACCCCACTCTAGATGAAGTCCGATTGCTCGATGATGCATCCAACAAAGAAGATGCTGTATTTGATATGTTGTTCAAGTGTATCGATACAATCTATGACAGCGAGACAGTATATACTGATTTTACTGAGAAGGATCTCGAAGAATTCGTCAACAGTTTGCCCATGGACAGCATGAACAAGATCAAAGAATTCTTTGATACTATGCCATCCCTAGAACACACTGTGACACTAAAGAACAAAGCTGGCAAATCGACTGATGTTGTACTGAAGGGTCTCAATAGTTTTTTTACGTAATGACCGGGTATTCTAATATCGCGGTCTACTATAATACTATGTTTGCTTTGATGCAACACCATAAATACAGTATGTCTGATTTAAATGATATGTATCCTTATGAGAGGGATCTTTTTGTGGAACTACTGATGCAACATCTAAAACAAGTAGAAGAACAAAGAAAAAATGGCTAAGAACGATACACCAGAAGACATACTTCGAAGGATTATCAAAGAAGGTACTCAGACTGCCGCAGTTGAGCAGGCTAAAGTTGCTTTGGCTCAATTAGAAGAAACAAAGAAACAGACTGAGATCCTTGATAAAATCGAGAAAAAGAAAGATTCTTCTGTAGATCGTTCTACTAAAAAGACAAAAGAAGAACGAAAAGAATACAAAGAGAAAGAAGAAGGCAGGTTAAGCAGAGTAACACAGAGGGTATCTTCTGGCAGAGGATCAACTCGCGGAACTATGGGTAATATAGCAGATGTTATAAGCCGCGGTACTATTGCTGCTTCTGTAGGTAATGTCCCGGACCTCCGTGGTGTTGCGGCTGCTACCCTTGATGCTGCCGGTGTCGGCGGATTAGTCACGATGGGAGGCCGGAGAGGATCATCGAGTCCCGGCGGAGGAAAAAATCCAGAAAAAGAATCTGCAGGCATCTTACTAAGCATATTGAATGTTCTAAAAGATAATAATGAACTGCTTCAAGATCTATTATCATCACTGACTGCAGCTGCAAAAGACCGTATCGAAGCCGCAAGGGAAGCTAACAGAAAAGCGGGAGAAGCAGGTAAAGGTGTTAAAGACGAGGGAGAAGATTCAGAAAAACAATCATTCCTGGGTAAATGGGGTACGATAATTGCAGCAGCTCTTGGGTCTGTTTATGGGATCATCCAGGGTTGGTTAAAAGCACTAAAGTTTTTTGCTGAGGCACTATTGCCTGAATCGCTCATCAAATCTATCAAAGGTAAATTTACTGCTATTGGCACATTCTTTGATGATGTATTTTTAAAATTGAAAACACTCTTTACAAAAAATATCCAAAATATTAGTGTTGTATTTGAAGAGGCGTTTAGTAAGATATCCAATCTTTTTAAGAGCGTAGGTTCAGAATCTAGATTAGCTAAAATACTTACAGCTTTCGGCCAGGGGATAATTAGATTATCAGCACCCTTTATCGAAGCGTTTAATGTGCTTAAAAGTTTAATTTCGGGTCCGGCTAATTATATAGTAAATGTATTCAAATCATTTAGCGGGATATTTGATGATGTAGCAAAAGTTGCAGGAAATATGCTAGGATTTTTAGATAATTTTGCTGGCGTATTTAAGTTCGTATCCAGTATAGTCAGCAAATTAGCATTGCCATTATTCATTGTCATGACTGTATGGGATACAGTCAAAGGTATGATAGAAGGTTTTGAGAAAGAAGGAATCGTTGGCGCTATAGCCGGAGCTGTAACAGGATTGTTTAACAGTTTAATATTTGGTCCTCTAGATATGCTTAAAAGCGCTATAGCATGGGTATTGGGTAAATTTGGATTTGAAAATGCTGAAAAAGAATTAAACTCATTCTCTTTTAGTGAAATGTTTACGAATCTTATCGGAACAGTCAAAGATTTTTTTATTGACATAGGAAAATGGGTTGGTGAGAAAATGGCTGGTGCATCAGCTAGTTTTAGTGAATGGTGGAATAGCTGGAATATAACAGATGTTATAATCACAGCATTCGAAGGTTTAAAAATTAAAGTTAGCGGATTATTAAATGGTGTTATCGAATGGTGGAATAGCTGGACATTAGTCGATGTTATATCGACGGCGTTTGAAAACTTTAAAACAAATGTTGGCAATCTATTAGCACCCGTGATCGAATGGTGGAATAGCTGGAGTATAACAGGTGCGATAACAACAGCATTTGAAGACTTCAAACAGAAAATAATAAATTACTTTGGGCCTGAATTTGTTGCAAAAATAGGAGAGATTGCTAGTTTTGATCTTGCCGGTTATATTAGCACGAAGATAGGTGAAGTGTTTAAGACTATCACAGATTTCTTCGCCGCAATTCCTGGCATGATCAGCACATTTGTAACTGATCAGATAAAGAAAATGCCTGGCGGCGAAGCATTGCTTAAATATCTTACACCTGCTGAATCTACTAGTGGCATGGCAGCTGGAAGAGGTGCTGAACGTGAGGTCTTAACTGCTGTCAAAAAAATGAGCCCTCGAGGGGCTTATACGGTCAATGAACTAACAAACGATCAGAGATTTAATGAAGCTGAACCAACTTTTAATAATCAAGAACAGCCTACATTTACAGGTGCTGGTACTGCTAGTGCTAACTTTGGCAATGTCATGGCAGAGACAGTATCAGCGACTGATCTTGTGCCGACAGAAAATATGACTGCTCCTGCTTTCTTAAAGAGAGTTAACGATCTTGCTGTATCATCTTCAGCTCCTGCTGCACCTATCATAATAGATAACACCACAAAGAACACAGTGACAAACAGCAGGCCTTCTTCTATATCTCCTAGAGTGAGTTCGGGGGCGCCAAAAACCGCCCCCGTTATGTCTCACATAGAAAGATCTTTGTATCCGTTTATCGGAGCTTATCCGTAAACCTCACTCAGACGCAAGTTTCTTAAAGAAGCTGAGATCATCATCTTCTTCATCCCAGGGTGCAGCTGCTTTTGGAGCTTCCTTCATGGGTGCTGATTTCTGAGGAATCTGGAAAGCATCTTCCTCTTCATGATGTGCTGCAGTTGCCGGAGCAGATGTAGAAGCACCCAATGCCTTTTCAAGCTTTGCCTTGAGATCAGCATACGACTTGAAGTGCTTGATATCAACAAGTTCCTGCAAAGAATGTATATTGGTGATGTTCTTTGCAAGATCTGCATCATCCGCAAACAATGGACCTGGCTTATCAAACTCTGACTTATCATAGTTACGATAACCTTCTACTTGACGGATCTTCAACTTGAAGTTAGCACCTTCCCAGAGATCAAAAGGATTGATCTTTACGTCATCTGCAAACTGTGGATGCATTGCTTCGTTGAGCTTATCAAAGATCTTCTTGCCATACTTGTAAAGGAATACCTTACCTTCGTTTTCAGGACGAGTGGGATCCTTGACCACAAATATATTCGAGTAATA